TCTAAATTACCATTACTAGGAGTTACATTCCCATTAGTTCTCATAGCTAAAGGATTTAACGTACACCAGTTGTTTGTAGGAGTATCTTCTACAGAATCATTACCAGCACCAGCACTTACAGAAAAATTATTTGGTGTGAAGTTGTTGCCGTTACCGCTTGAATCTTTGCCTAATGTGGTTGCTGTCGTTCCAGAATTATCTGAAAAATTTAAATAAAATCCATTTGTTCCGTATGAAATAGATGGAGATTTTGCTATCCATTGTCCAGTTATCGCATCTGTTTCTCCAAAATCACTTGCTTCATATTTATTGCCATCGCTGTGATGTATTTCAGCCATGTAAGAATCAATATTATCATCTCTCCATGTAGCATTACCCACTTTCATGGTAACACCCGATTCATTCATAGGGTAATTACTATTACCAGGATTACGACTTGAGTTTAATGATAGCTCTGTGCCATTAATCCAAATTTTTTGTGTAGTATTTAATGCGTCTACCTGATGAACAAGGTGAAACCATGCACCTACATCCCTAAACTTTCTACCACTTATTGAGCCATAATTATTTCCTGGAGAAAAATATGTATACAATTGATTATATCTAAAATATAAAGCAAAATAATCACTACCACTATGGGCAGAATAAATATAGTTTGGCCCTGCATCTGTATTTGCTAATTTTATCCATGCACTAAATGTCCAAACTTTTTGATTTCCTGTGCTTGAAGGGGTGCGTGATAAATCTGTACTACTACCATCATCAAACCTTAAACTACGAGCTATTGTGTATTCACTATCAACAGCACCAGAAGCTCCGACTCTTATCGCATCATAAAAACCCATTACTTAACGTCCAATGAAACTGCACAATGTATAACATTGCTTGAAACCACAAGATAATCAATCCTATCAACCGATCCAGCCGCTGTACTTAGTGTTGGTGCTGAACCGCCTACAAATTTAAATGCTGAGTTAAAGGAAGCGGTGCGTGAGCCACTAGAGTCCTGCGTAATTATCAGACTCCCAGCCTGACCAATGGCCTGATTTGAAGGTGCTGCAAAGGTTCTGTTACCACCTAGCGTTACTGAATGATGACAGGCTGTAGCCATGTCAATAGTTATTGTTGACCCATCAGAAAGGGCTGTAATATTTGCTGCAGCTCCTCCTGTAAGTGAAATACCTCCACTGGCTGTTTCAAATTTCTTTGTTGCATTATGATATAACTCATTTGCTCCACCATTTATAAATTGAGCCAAAATATTAGAACCGCCATTATCTCTGATAATTACATCGTCTTCAGCTTCAAGTATTAAATCATCACCATTACTGGTAATTTTTAAATCGTTTGTTGCACTTGTAATTGTGCTGTCTGTAGCGTCATGTGTAATCGTTAAATCTGAGCCAGCCCCAAAAACTAAACTTGCGTTATCAGCAAACTCAAGAGCATTATCTGATCTATCAAAAACAATATCTCTTCCAGCAGTAGCACCATCAAAAGTTACATCCTCTTGAAATATATTTGTTGAAGTAAAAGTATTAGCTGCCGATAATCCAGCATGACCAAAGTTTGTTGCACTAACATCACCTAGACTTACAAACGCATTATTAGCAGAATTTCTAATTTTTAAGGTATTACCATCAATATGTGGAACATAGGCTGCAACACCGATTGTTGGATCGCCAGAACCTTGATTTAACGTACTTAAAGCTGCAATTATTTGATTTAATTTTGTACGAACTACAAGACCAGTACCATTATCAACGGTAAAACCTGATCCGCCCGTATTATCGACTCTTGACATTTAATTTTCAGTAATTTCTTTTATTGTATCTGAATTATCCACCTTTACCAAAACCAATTGCAGTAAAGTTAAAGTTTCGATCTACAGAACTGCCAGAACTATTTTTAAAGTGGACAGTAAAACCTGTTCCAGTAATACTTGAAAGCTCAAAGAAATCACCAGAAGCCATATTAAATGCTGTAATTCCTATCGCTGGCGGATTTGAATTTGCACCTAATAAAGCACTCGTACCAGTAAAAAATGGACTGTTAAATGTTATCGCTTTTGCTCCTGCTCCAGAGGCAATAGTTGTTGTACTCTGTTCTGTTCTTCTTTGAAATTCTGCAAAATATCCAAGCTGACTAACTCTTATATCTTGGTTTGTATCTTTTGTTGTCAAGACACATTTAAACTTAAATGTTCTGCCTTTAAATGTTCCATTTGCAAACTTTTGAAAACCAGAATAATTTGTCCCATCTTGGGAACTTTGAACAAAAACTTCAGCATTTGTATCAACAGAACCAGTTCCGTCAAAGTCTTGTCTTGCATCTAAATCTGTTATTGAATCAAATAAATCTGTTGAATATACAGAGGCGGTTTGTATTATTTTTCTTAAATCAAGACTAAATACAGCACCTAAATCTAAAGTTTCATTAAATAAATATGTTCCTGTTGTTGATACTCCACCAATGTCATCAATAGAACTTTCTGAATCAATATCTGTACTGCTGTCAAAATTACCTGTGCCAGCTAAACTTATTGCTCCAGTTCCAGCATCAAAGCCTACGTTAGTTTTTGACCCTTGAAATGCTGGGCTGTCTTGATCTTCTCTTCTTGCCTGTACTAATAATTTAGGCTGTGCATCTGGTAAATCAATAACAATAGAAGTTTCTCCAGTACTAAAACGGTTTCCATCGTCTTGTGCCTTGAGAATATACTCCCCTTCTAAAAGCGGTACAACTTTTTCTGTTGATGCCCCACTCAAAGCGAGTACAAGGTCTGTTGCATCTGAAAAATTTGCTGATCCATCTGTTTTAGGAGAATGCCTGACGTGAATTCTGCCTCCCGCTCTTACGTCACTATCTGTAACAGCATCCCATCTAAGTCTTATTTCTTTATCAGAAATAGGTTCATAAGTTAAATTTGTAATATCAGATGGTGGTGCTGTTTTACCTACAGCAGAGAATGTTAAAGTTGCTGGATTTCTTGATGGTTCTCCTAAACCATTAAAACTAAATAATCTAAATTCATAACTACCAGCTTCATTATTAACAATCTCAGCATAACTTGATACTGTTTCTATTTTTGTAAAACTTCCATTGTTGACTCTGTAATGGAGTTCATATCTTGCCGCCCCTGATTGTGTTTGCCAATCAAGTAATATTTTAGATACAGCTTTATTATTAATTAGTACAATTTGTTCTGTTGCCTGTAATCCCTCTGGTGGGTTTAAAACTTGAGTTAAAGTACTGATATTTCTTGACGGCAAGGCTGTGCCATCTTCAACAAAAGCATATTTACCTTCATTATGTTCAAGTGCTGTAATAGAAAAAGTTAAATCTTCATTTTCACTTACTGAAACAACTTTCCATGTAGAAGTTTCTAATGTTGAATTTTCTAAGACATAAGGTGCATTAACATTTGGTGCTGTAGAAAATGCAGATGATACAGTTATTGTTTTGCCACTTATACCGCTTATAGTTTTTGTCTCAAGTGATCCGTCTGGTAAAACTACAGATAAGGTTGGACTTAAAGTAAGACTTGGAATATCTGTTGAATCTTCATCATCTAGTACAACAACTGTAGTGCTTGTTACAGAGGATAATAAGCCTCCTCTCCTTACCCCTGATTTTAAACTGTCCGAAATTTCAATAATATCTCCACATCTAACCAAAACACCAGCAGCCGAAGTAGTGGCAAAAGAACAAGTTTCTCCAGAATTTTGCTCATTGAATAAAAACCATCGCCCCAATCTTGCAGCTTGCCCCCTTGATGTACAGGCAAAAGCTTTAATATTTTTTGTTCGTACCCCATACTTGGTTTGTGTTGCTGCGTCAGCTTCGACTGTTTCAATATCAAGTTCTTGTGTTGTCATGTCAAAATATTGAACATGAATAACTGTATGTCTTGCTTTTAAACTTGAACCGTTATAAACAAAACCATCTTCTGTAATATTTGAATTATTAAAAATATATTTTGTTGCCTGACCTTCAGCATCTTGTTTTATGGCTATAGTTCCATCTGCATAAAAAGCAATGGCTCTCATGGCACTACATAAAGCGTTAATGACATTAAAAGCTTCGTCTTGTTGTGTGATTGAAATATTTACAGAGAAGCGTGGCTCTGTAGATCCTGTTCCAGAACCATCATCAACTAGACCTCCACAATATTCACTAACAGTTTTAAAAGTAAATTTATCAAGAGAGCTTTCTTCAAGATTGCACCCATAGCGTTCAGAAATTAAAAGATCGTAAAGTATCCACGATGGATCTGAACACCATTCTTTGTCAGCCTTAAATGTTCCATCCCAAGTACCAGCATAAGTTAGATTTCCAAATGTACTGTTAACGGTTGCATTGCTTGGAATTTTTACCTTTATTCCTCTTATGCGAAAGCGTCTGTTTGGAATTCTTGGAAATTTTTCAGCACTAAAACGCAATCCCACATGAGCCGTATTTGGATAAGCATTTTGAGTCATTATTATATTTGTTGCACTAGAAAATCTAAAGGCATTTACAATCTTTGAATCTGTGCTGTCTGCTGTTACTCTTTCAACTCTTATCTGAACAGGAAAACTTGTACCAGACTTTAAATTTATTAAATAATCTCTGTTGTAAGCATTTGTTGACCGACCTTTTACTGTGTCATCAACTGCTGTTGTAGTTGTACCATCATTTTCAATAATTTTTATTAATAAATTTACCTCTGTTCCATCAATGCCTCCCTCATTGTTGAAAACTTGCATAGAGGGAAATTGAATCGTTACTCTCACAGCATTTATTGTTGACTGACTGACTGTATGTGTTACTGGATTTGTTGTTGTAACAACTGTTCCAATGCCTACTTCTGTTTCAATATTTTTTATACCAGAAATAAAAGTTTGATTTGATGTGCCTTCTCTGAACTCAAAACCAACATCTTGAAAATTAAAATCACTATCATTTGGTGCTGTCACACTAGCAGCCGATTGTAATATTGGAGTTTGATTTAAAAAAATATCTTTTTTAAAACTATTTATATAAGCTGTTGAAGTTTTATCTGTGATGCCATTTTTTGATGCTGTTGCACTCCCCTCAATCTCTCCCTCAGAAAGTAATTCTACTATTGTATTAAATTGTTTTGAAGATAAAGCTCCTTTAGGTAAATCAGGATTAGAAAAAGTTGTACTTTGGTCAAATTCTTTAATAGACATTAGTTTGTACCCTCCACTTGAACAGTATCAATTCCATTTGATACCACTATAGAACCAACCAAAATTTCACCATAAGCAATATTAACTGGAATACCAGCTTGGCTAATGTTTGTTAGTCCTGTAAATGAATAATTTGAAGCCAAAGCCGCAGGGTCAAGTGGATCTTGTCTTGATTGTTGATTTTGGTTTTCTTGATTATTGGAAAGTAAATTATTTACACCCCTCATTATTAAATCAGTTGCTACATAAGTTATTACATACTGAATTATTTTTTTCTTTACATATTTTGCAACAACATATTTTACGCCTGCAAATATCAATCCAAATATGTTCCCATGAACTATTGGTATTATTTTTATATCTTGCTCAGTCTGCATATTCATCGAATCCTGTGTTATTTTTTTATCTCCTACTTGAACACAATAAATTTGGTTTGCCATCTTTTCCTCTAAACCTTTAAAATTGCAAAACAAAAAACTAAAAGCCTGATGTGGTGAACTTACATCAGCCATAAATTCAGATTGACCTGTATATTTTCTTAAAACACCATAAACTTTTATTTTTTTAAGCATTATCTTTTGGTGTAATTACAATCATTTTATCTAAGTCTGGGCAAACTAAATAAAAAGGTACTTGAATCGCATCACAACTGGAAATATCTGGATCTGAAAATTGTAAAACATTATTTGGATGACTATGGACTATCCCGACAACTTCTCCCTTATCTTCTCCATCTGCATAATCAAAAGGATTTATAACAAAAGTATTTGTTTCAAATTCGTGGGCAACATTTTCACACTTAAAATATTCAAACCCTTTTTCTGTTTTTAAAAATAAACCACAAGATTCATTAGGTTGCTCTTCTTTTGCATGAGCAATAGCTTGTTGTTTACAATATTCATTCATTAATTTACAAAAGTTCCTACACCTTCAAAATCTTTTCTTGTCACTTGTCTTGCAGGGATTCTTTTATTTTGCATATCAAGCCTGTTAACTAACTCAAACTGTACAGCATCCCTTGATTCTTGTATTTTTCTATCTATAAAATGTATTTCTTTAGGAAATTCATTTGAACTTGGTGTACCAAATGGGTTAGTGCCACCGCTAAAATTAGAAGCATCTAAAGCATCAGCAGTTAAGGTTCTTCTTGTAAGTTTTGCATCTAATAAATCATTGTGTGGAGTTACTAAATTTACTGAGGCTAATAAATCCGTTACTCGAATTACAGACCCTAATCTTGTAATACCTCCCAAATTACTCATAATAATTTGTGGTCTAGGGATTTGTCCTTTGCCAGTATATTCATAGCCAGAGGCAACTACTGGGAATCTTTCATAAGTGTTTGACTGCCAAACAATATTGGCATAGCTATCAATATTCGTTCCAGCATGAAATCTGTAAATTGTCGGAACATTAGATGGATTTCCTGTTGCGTAATGCAAACCCTCTACAAGTTCCAGTTCAAAAAGTTCAATAATTGAGTTTGGATTTATTTTTTGTAGCTCAGATACAGGTATTGCCATTAGGGTTCAAATACTTCTTTAAAAGTTAAATTCATTGTTACTCTCGCATTTACAGGAATTGAACTTGATCTTCGAGTGCAAATAAAATTTCTTGCAGAACTTTCGCCTCCTATTGTGTACTGAAAAGCATCTTGATCGTCAAAACGTGCATTGAGAAAAGTATTAATAGTATCTGCATCTGACTGTGAAATATTAAAAACCAAACTTACTTGATGGTATCTCTTGTTTGCTGCAAGTCCTCTTACTAATCTTTGTTCATATCCATCACCAAGTTTAACAACGATATTATCTTGTTCTATGGTTTGCGTTTCACCGTAAGCTGGTTTTATTGATGGAAAAGTTGCCATTATGCTAATAAACCTCCGTTACGTTTTTCTTTAACAAGTGTTTCTTGGACTACAAGAGCTATTGTTTGACCAAGCTGTTGTGATGTCGCGTCATCACCTTCTACTGAGCTACCAGAGGCATCTACTGATACATTAACAATATTAGTAATACTGTCTCCACCTCCTAATTTATTATTTGGAATTATTGTACCAGCAGAATTTGGAACAAAAAGTTCAGGGCCACGTTCACCAACCAATGAAGCTTTATTAACAGGTGGCCTTCCACCATTTGCAAAACCTTGTGATGATTGCAAGAAATCTGATGCAGTATTTATTCCAAGATCAAATCCAAAACTTGATCCGCCACTACTGCCTTTAGAAAAAATATCATTTAAAAAATTACCACTATTTTTATTTTTATTACCTCCGAAAATATTACCTAAAAATCCACCTATTTTATTTCCTAAACCAGCCGTTGCTTGTTGTAAAGCTACTTCAATAAGTTTTTGTTTTAGTTGATTTAAAACACCAATAGCAGCTTCACCTAAAGTCTTTGTACCATTTACCGCATCAGTCAAGTTAGAAACAATACTTTGTTCTATTCCTTGACCAATCTCCATAAATTTTTCATTTAATTTATCTGTTTGAGATTTAATATTTAATAATTTATCAGCAAATTTATCTGTACCAAGAGAAAGGCCATTAACTAAAAAGTTTGTTTGCTCTAAACCAGTATTAAATACTTCATTTAAAGATAATGTCTTTTCGGTTATGACAACATTCTCATTATTTTTGTTTTTAATATCCTTTGTTATTGTTAAAGTTTTTTTGGACTCATTATTAATCTTTTTTCTTGTTTCTTCAAGAGCTTCAATTTTTTTCATTATTGAATCTTGTGCTGCTTCAAAATTTGCTATTTCTTTATCAGTTAAACCAAAAGGACGTTGTTTTATAATTTCACTTGCAACATTTTTTAATTGATTACTTGTTCCCTGTAGTTGACTTTGAAATAAATCAATATTTACTAAATCTACACCCTCAGTAGGAATAGAATCTACAAAATTTTTAATATTTTTTAAATCTGTATTTGTTCCACCAGCAATTTCCAATGAAAATCTGAGTTTAGATATATCTCTTTGAAATTCACTCGCAAACAACCTGTTTATTGCACCTAAAGCTCGATTCGCTTCAGTTAATACTTTTTTTAATGCTGGTGACAGAAAATCACCTATTGCTACAGCAAGTTTTTCAACATTATCAAGAAGAGTTGAAAATTGACCATTTAAAGTGTCAGCTTGTTTTGTTGCTCCTCCAAAAAATGCTCCGCCTTCATTTGTTAAATTTATAAGTGCTTGATTCACTAAATCTGCACCAATCTTGCCTTTTCTCATGGCTGAAGCAAACTCTTCACCTTGTAGACCAGTTATTTTTTTTAATTCAGTTGTTATATCTACTCCTCTTTCTAATAATTGTAAATTCTCTTCTTGTTGAAGTTTTCCTTTAGCTCTAATTTGTCCAAATGCAGTTGCTATTCCTTGTAAATCCGCACCAGTTGCACCAGCAACCTCTGAAAGCCTTCGTGTTGTATCAACTAATTCATTAGTCTCAAAACCAAATGCTTTTAACCTTTTTGTTTGTTCTATTAACTCACTACTTGTAAATGGTGTGACAGCACTAAAATCTTGTAATTCTTTTATTATTTTATTAGTTTTTTCTAATGATCCTGTTAAGACTTCTAAACTTTTTCTTTGTGTTTCTAACTCTGCTGTTTTAACAAAAATAAATCTTGCTGTTGCTGCAACAGCCAATGCTTTTAATAATGGCCCTAATGCACCTGTTAATGTTTTAACACCAGATGAAGCCTGTTTAGCAGACCTTCCAGTATCTCTTAATGATCTATTTGATTTATCTAATCTTCCTTTTAATTTATCTGTAGTTTGACTTAATTTTTTTGTTTGGTCATTAACTCTTTTTA